ATTTTATTTAAATTTTATTTAAATTTTATCTGATTCATAAACTATAGTCATATTTTCTACATAAATATTAGAGGTAAATCCCCATAGTTTTACCCAACTACCAATTACTTTATTAACACTATCTTCACTGATACGTAAATAGTTACGGATAGCTTTGGAACCGTATCGAGTTAGGGGTAGCATCTCCTTTTTACTGGAGAGTACCTTCCCTTTAATTCGAATATGAACCCCAGTTACATTTGTCCCACCGTGTCTCCACGATTGATGAGCACCTAATGGTCTAGCTCTCATAACTCTAATTTCTAGACCCTGGAGAGTTTGTCCAGGAAAATCTCTACCCTTTAAAACTTCTTCACTTAATCTTTTATTTAGTTGTCTTTTTGTCAATGTCATATTACACATATAATTTATAATTTTACCGGTGAAAAACTTTTCCATATCCTTGGTTAATCCATCTTTTATATAAAAGACTTCCCCCAAAATAAACGTAAAGTTCGTTTCCGATTCTTACTTTAACAAAAGTTCCTATTATTTCTATTTCATTCATAATACAAATATAAGAAAAATATTTTAAACCACCAAATAAAAAAACCCCAGTCGTCACTGGGGTTTTAATAAATTCAGGAAGGGGGTCGTTGTTTGATTTGGTTACAATTAAAGATTGCTGTAGCCTTCCTTTCTATATAAACGTGACAAAGTCACGAGAATTTTTAAATCTTCTGGGTAGTCAGAATCAAGTGTGGACTCTTTTTTTACTTAGGACTCCTGAGACTAAATACCCCTTTTTTTGTTATTCAACAAGGTGGGGAGTAACTTCCACCTCTCTCTCTGGTTTTGATTTATAGTTAAATTTTGCCGAAGAGATTCTTTGGTCTACCCATCAGACCCTGATTGGTTCGTATCGAGGTGAGTCGATAGTCTCCATCATCATTTTGTAAGGAGTAAATTCCTCACATGTTAAAATACTTTTCATGATTGAAGGAGAGAAACCAGATACTAATGCTGTCCCCATTTCATTAACTGAAGTTGGGAAATTATCATTTCTGGCATTTAAGTTCCAGTAAACGATATCTGGCATTTCATATCCAGCCTCTTGATACATTCCTTTAATCATTTGTTGAGCGGTAGGATTCCACTGAGGTACCTCATTATAACTCCATGACTTACCTGTCGCTTGGTCAAATTCCATATCTGATAGGATAAGAACCTTGGTAGGCATATCATCCTGAGAGACTTGATGTTTAACCGCTTGGTCTAGAATAAGTTTGAAGGTTGCTTGTATGTTCGTATTCATCTCCCATTCCGCTCGGTATAGTTGACTCAATCTCTCCCTTAGGTTACCATTAAGTACTTGAAGTTTTGGTCTTGCCGAGAACGTTACGAACGTGTCTTGGAAAGGACCTACGTTTCTTTCCGAAATGTATAAACCTAATGAGACTGCAACATCCATACAAGTAAGGTTAGGATTATTTCCCGCGGGACAACTCATTGAACCTGAAACATCTACTACGGGGAGAATTCTTTCTTCAGAACCTTCCATGTAATTAGGTAAAACTTTCCACTGTTCACTCGCAACTTCCGCGTCACCGAACTTAACAGATTTAGTGATGTCGTAAGGGTATACCGCTCCCGCGTTAATTTTGGTAGTACCTTTCTTCAAAGACTCTACGTACTCACGATATCTTTCACCATCATTTTTGTGAAATGCTTGTTGGTACCTAGATGATGCCAAGGATGGTAATTTAGAATAGTTAATATTCTCCCATTCCTTAGAACACATACTGGTTTCCACCACATTAGTTAATCCTACTAAAGTTTTTCGGTACTCTTTAGGAGTCATTTTCATATACTTTCTAATAGTATTTGCTTTAACTCCTTTTCTAGGCATCCACTTTGCACATAACCCATCTTTGTTTTCTAACGCAGTTTTGATTAAAGCTAACGGTTCTAACCAACAGTTTTTACTATTCATGAGTGTCAAAATGTCATCCCATCTACCATATTCACTAATTAAATGAATATTCTTGGTAAGTACGTCACTGTGGTTTTCACATAACCAACCTAGTAAATCTCTAAAAATTTGTCTTTCACCCGCACCCCCTCTTACGTCTCGTGCCCAGAATAAAATTCTCATGGCTACTAGAGCGTCTTCGTTATACGCCTTGGAGAATTTAGAAACAAGTCTTTTCTTGTCCATACCTCTCATCGCACCTATCTGAAAGAATAGGTCTACACAGTGATTTAAAGAAGAAGAATTAGTTGTCATTCCATTCTCGGTTACGGTGTCTTGTGTCTGAAGTGCGTCTCTTAAATTCATAGTTTCTAGGATTAAAGTAAATTTTAAATAGTATTATAAGTAGTGAATTAAATAGTAAAAGTCACTAATGTTCTTCAAGTATATAAAAAAATTTCTGTCTGTCAACCCCTAAAGGGGATTTTTTTTAAAAAACTTGTGTGGTAGATTTCGGGTAAAGACTACATGCGTACCATACCTCTTTAATTTTTCTTCTTACTGGTTCAGGTAAGTTATCGGCCTCTCTCAGTAAACTCTCATAAAGATAACCATCATATAACCCAAAAAGTTCATTGGTTACTGACCTTCTCTGTTCTGTTGTAATTTCATATTCATATAAGTCTTTATGAAGTAGACTCCCTATTTGTTCGAAAACTTCTTTCGACATTGATTCGTGTCTATTAAAATTGGTATAAGCCATTTGTATTATAATTTAGTGAGTTAATTACTGTAGTACAAATATACGAAAAATTTACTAAGAAAAAAATTTCTCCCGTATTAATTTGAATTTTTTAATCCTTATTATGTGAGTCTAAAAATATAGGTCCGTGGTTTCCAAAATAACCATCCACAATATTATAGTCATAAAATTCCTGTGCTTCTAGGAAAGTCATTTTATCACGGTTCATCAGAATGGATATAATATTTGTAATTGAATAGATTAATCTAGGTTCTAAATCTTTAGAATGCCCTATACCTATTATTGCATTATCTAAACCATCTAATACAATAGCTTCGGGATTTAATTCAGTAATTTGTTCCAGGATTGGGTTTTGTTCTACCATCGTTTTTTATTTGACACAAAAATAAGAAAAATAAAAGAGAAAGACAAATCTTAATGAAAAGAAACAAAACCATTATTAGAAGCCTCTTTAAACGCTTCTTTCCATTGGTTATACTTCATCATAAAATACTGTACATCATCTGTATTATATTCTTTGTCTGGGTCCATTTTTAAATACCAATCGTCCACCTTTTTTAAGATATCTTTTTCATGTCGAACAAAATCATTATAAAGTTTTTTACTTATAATAGGACCTATAACACCGTCGGAATCCGAAAAATTAATGAGTTCTAAAAATAAAGGACTATCTGGTTCATATAACATATGATGAAGATTCCACGCTCCGTCTGCACCTCCTTTATAACCCGCTGCTAGGGCAAGGTCATTTCTCCAGGTATTATACCCACTGTAACTTCCTCCTCTGAAGTAATTTTCACTTACAGCAGGAACTTCATACCATCCAGGTTCTAACCCTTGTAAATGTCCATCAAAATAAGAATGGTCTGGTCTAATATAATATAAGGAAGTGTCTCTTCCCCTCTTCTCTTCCCATTCGTCATAAGCGGCATTCCACGGTTCTACACCTTCTGGAACTTCCTGGTCGGGAATTCGTTTTACATCACTATAATATGAAATATCTAATCCCATTATGTCATCAATATTTTAATTTTTTCTACACCTTCTTCAATTTCCTCGAAATCTACATCAGGTGTTAAATAAGTTTTAGTTTTTTCATCATGGTCTACGATGCACACAGTAGGTATGTATTCAGTTTTAGCTTCTTCACTTACCCGTTCCCATTCTTTATCATATCTTTCAATATCTCTTACTAAAAACTTAATGTTACTTTCATCCAGCAACCCTTTCATTTTGGTGCACCAAGGACAACCATCCTCTGAATATATTAATAATGTTTTCATTTTAATTTAAATAATAATTAATTTTATCTTCATAAAAAGATTTCTCTCTTATCCCCACTAATCTCTCCATCTCTTTTCCATTTTTATAAATAATGACGGTAGGTATACTCCTTACACCGTATTTAGTAGAGGAAGTAGGGTTCTCGGTAATATTTAATTTTCCTATTACCACTTTATCCTTAAATTCCGTTTCTAATGCTTGAATAGTAGGACTTAGCATTCTACAGGGACCACACCATTCTGCCCAAAAATCTAATAAAACTACTTTATTATCTTTTAAGGTTTTTTCTAAAGTACTATCGTTTACTTCCATAATTATAAATATTCTCTTATTTTATCTAATGCCTCTTCGACTGTATCAAAATCTCGACCTGCTGAAATATAAACCCCTATGCCTTTACTCTCTACTAATACAGTAGGTGTATACATTATACCAGTAGGGTCTAATTGAAGTTGTTGTTTCCTAATTCCTTCCCACAATTCTTTATGTTCTAGTACTTCTATAACTTTATACTTCATCTCTTCTTTTTCCAAAGTTTCTTTCATTACTAAACAAGTTTTACACTCCCATTGACTAAATAATGTTAATTTCATTTTTTACACTTCTATTGTCCTAAATTTATTTTCTGCTGTGAGTAAAGTATTGTAAATTCTCCCCGTTAACAGGTAAGGGTCCGCATTACTCGCAGGTCTCCTATCTTCTAAATAACCTTTCCATCCATCTTCCACCGTAGATATAGGTATACGTATGGATGCACCTCTATCACTCACCCCATAACTAAAGTTATTTATATGTTGAGTTTCATGTAATCCTGTTAATCGCTTATCGTTTTCTTCCCCGTACACTTCTATATGTTCTCTGTGATTTTTACCTAATTCTTCACAAATGGAGACAAACATTTCTTCTCCTCCCACTTCTCGTGTTAAATCACTAGAAAAATTAACATGAAGACCTGAACCGTTCCAATCTCCTTCAACTGGTTTAGGATTAAAATCTACTTTCAAATCATATTTTTCAGTTAATCTAATAAGTAAGAAACGTGATAACCATAACTCGTCACTTGCTTTTTTAGCTCCTTCACCAAAAATCTGGTATTCCCATTGCCCTACCATTACTTCTGCGTTGGTGCCAGTAATGTTAAGATTAGCTTCTAAACATACTTGTAAATGTTCTTCTACAATATCACGCCCTACTACATTCTCCGAACCAATCCCACAATAATAATCACCTTGTGGTTTAGGATAACCCTCCATAGGGAACCCTAAAGGTTTAAGATTTTTAGTTAAAATATATTCTTGTTCAAAACCAAACCAATATTGGTCATCGTTTACTAAAGAATGTCTCCTATTAGAGTGGTGAGGGGTGTTCTCCGCTGTTAATACCTCACACATCACCAGATAACCGTCTAATCTCTGAGGGTCCATTATCACATGAACTGGTTTTAATATACAATCCGACTTATTGCCACTCGCTTGATTAGTGGAGGAACCATCAAAACTCCAGATAGGAAGTTCATCTGCACAAGGAATGACTCTACCATTATAGGCCATTATTCTTTTAGTCTGCATTTTAGGGTTACTCATAGGGTCATATTCCCAAACCTTTGTCTTACTTCTTAATTTCTGGGTTGGTTCATTACCGTCCAACCAAATGTATTCTAATTTTACTTTCATATTATATATTATGATAAATTTATTTTAAGAAAAGATAAGTAATATTCTCAAAAAGGTAAATCATCTCTTATGGAATTTTGATAATTAAGGGTTATTGTAGGTGGAGAAATGGTAGGGGAAATATCCTCTATCATATCCGTATCATTAAGATATCTATCATTTTCAGAATTATATTTTAAAATCTCTATATGATGAGTTATGTTATTAGTAATTTTAATATAAGGGCGTGTATTATTTCTAGGTTTACACACATAATCTAAAAACTCTTTTCTTAATATTTTTTTAATTATTTCCCAATTGCCTTCAGGATTGGTATTATATTTCATTCTTGTTTGTACCAACGTAGGAGTATTAGAATAATCCTTCCCTAAATTAGGTTCACTAATTTCTGAGTTAGTTAAAAATTCACAAGTCATTCTTTCATTTCCATTGTCATGATATTTTCTTACCGAAATAATTATACTCTTGTACCTATCTAAATAGGACCTCACACAGTGATGTTGTATCTGACCTTCTTTAAAATAATCGTTATCGTTTTTTAACACTTTAACGAAATATTTTACCCCCTCTAGTTGGATAGGTTTTTCCATGTGTTGTAAAAAAGGAGAAGGGTATATATAGTTAACCTTAGTAGTTCTTTCACATGCGTGTATTAAATTAGACCATTCACTATGTTCATCATTAAATTTATCTAAAGTTTTAGCTTTTATCTTTTTATTCACCCCATACCCTAATAATTTATACTTAATTTTAAAATGGTCCATAAGTAAATCTATCAATCCTCCAATCAATTCAGGATTAGAACAAGTATTGTAGATACTAATTATGTTTTTCTTTTCATATTTAGTTAACCCTGGAGAATATCCTATGTGAGTAATAAGATTATCGGGATGGGTATATTTGGTATCTTCAAAATTTCTACTACTCCCCAATAAGTGTGGATGAATTTGTTTTACATAGTTATCCCCTAACATGTATTTTAAAAAGTGAAGGTCAGTCACATTACACTCAGGTTCTACATTTAATAATCTATTATAAAATTTACCCTTTAACCCTCTTTCATTTAATATAGTATGAATCAAATTCATTTTATATTTTCTTAGTTTTTTAATACCAGGATAATGTTTTAATAAATAATAAGTGTAATTGTTAGATGTTTTAATGCCCCATACTTTGATAAACCATTTCATAATAATATCGCCTAAGAGTTCTCCTGGGGACAATGGGTTATTCTCTGGTAAATTAATGTCCACATCTAATTCCTTTATCAACTCTTCCAAAAATTTTAAGGGTGAAACTTGAGGGGGGTTCTGAGACATGATTTGTTTCCTATCTGGATGTATAATACTAACGAAGGGATTTATAAATCTCATAGGATAAATTCTACTAATGATTTTGGAAAAATCATTTTTAGTAGTCGAGGTTCTTTTCTTTCTATTATTGAAAATGGATGTCGTTACATAAAAGTTTTTACTTTTTAAATTAAAGGTTATATGAATATCATCACTTTGTTTCCGAAAATATCGATGACCCGCTTGTCTAGATTTACAAAAATTAAACATAGATAATTTAACTTTATCTTCATTTTTTTCTAATACTACAGTAATTCTTCTCACTACTGCTGTATGAAGAATATCTACAGATTTATCTAACCATTCTTTTTCTCCTACTACACATACAGGACCTCTAGGGGTAAAATATCCCACCTCAACGTGTTTTATCCCATTCGAATCTTTCATATTTATATAAGGGGTGATAGTTTTTTCGCTCCAATTTACTGATACGGGCCGAGTAATAATACAATTTTCCTCTACATCAAATACTTCTTCTTCATATTCTTCATTTTTCTCTACTACTTTATTGTGATTAAAGTGAGATAAGAGTTCAAATTCTTCTTTTTTTTGTTTAAAAATAAGATTCCATGTGTTAGTTTTTTTAGTCATGCACTAAATATAAATAAAAAAAATCATAAAACCAACCCTCTTTTTTATCGTAAAACACCCCCTTTTCCTTCCAGTTTTTTTAAAATCTTTAAAAAAAAATTAGGGGTTCATTATCTTACAACTAAATTTTAGTGTTTTTTTAGGATATTTACGATAAAAAAAATATCATCACAATATTAAATTTTTAAACATTTCTCCTTAATTATTTGGGTAGTGAAAGGAATGATAAATTCCTAAACAATTGTACAAAGCACGTGTATGTACCTAAACCTTTAAAAAAATATAAAAATGGAAAATATTTTTAGTATGATTAAAGGATTTTTTACTGGAGTATCTGATTTATTAATCACTTTCTTATCGGTAGGGGTTTTAGTTCAAGTATTGTTCGGCGGACCTGTATTCGGTATGGATGTGGTAGGTAATGTAACTACTCTTATAGATTCCTTAGGCAACTCAGGATTTGTAGGGTTAATTGCGGTTATCCTATTATTAAAAATCCTAGACAAAAAATAAAATGTCTAAATGAAAAAAACCCTCTTTAGGAGGGTTTTTTCTTTTTATTGAGGTTTCAATTTTTTACGATACATATTCTTCAGCTAATGTCCACAATTTCTTGTTCACATTTAATCGTTGGTCGATATTAGTAAGTTCTCTCACAGTTTGTTGTCTCCCAGAAGTCAAGTAGTATGTTATTCCACCTCTAATGATTTTCTCCTGAACGATATTAAATACTTCCCACAGTTTATCTCCTTGGTCCGCACCTCTCATTGGTTTTAATATTTCCGCAAGAGGAAGATATTCTTGACCTTCTTTCCATCGTGTTAGAATCGCTTTCTTCGCAAAATCTTTTTTTGCTATATCACTCAAAGTAGTATTTTTAAAATCATCTACACAATTCATAATAGTAGGGATTGAAGTCACGACTTTATCTGTAATCTTTTGAACATCATTTAAATTGTACCATTGGTGTTTAATTTTTACTTTTTCAAATGTTTGGTCTGCAATAACCAAACCATTAGAACATACTAGTCTAAAAAGACCTGCGTGTAAATTAAAAGCGTTTCTCCCATCATGTGAATTGGTTAAAACAATTTCGGGAACTATCCCATCTATCATAGGAATATTATCATTTCTAAATCTAAGCATATGTTTTGTAAACATGCCTTGTCCTGTTCTAGAGTTTCGTTGACTTGCGTCATATACTTGCCAACCTTCTTGTCCTAGGTCAGTCATTATTTGTGTGGTGGGAATAAAACTGTATTTATCCGATACATTGGTTGAGGGTGATGTAGCATAAACTGAAGGGGCTACTGTTTCGATGTAAGTTTGTGTTAAGGGTTCCATAATTTTTTCTATCATTTTTATTTATTTTATTAAAGTTTATTTATATGATTACAGTACAAATATAATAAATTATTTTGGTAATACAAATAAAATCTGAAAAAAAATATGTCATTTCACAAAAGAAGGTTAAATAAAGATAATATTATTAACATATATGAAGAAAGTGGGTTATTAGGTTTAGAAACGTATGTCCTAGGTGCAGATTCCCTTATTACTTCAGACGCTTTATCTTCCACGATAGTTGATGTATTATTAGAGGATAAATTAAATTTACCAGAAAAATGGGATAAGATAGCCCAATTAATACTAAAAGAAAAAAATGGAAGAAAAAAAACTATTGTCTAAACTAGAAGATTTATTAAATGAAAAATATGAACCCATCCTAGTGGTTCAATTATTAAGGGTCCCTCCTCAAGAAGAACTCCAAGCTTTTGCTAAGGGTCTCTCTGACCAATTCGGTTATAAGGTATTAGTATTACCTGGAGATATAGAAACTAAGGTAGAGTTAATTAGTGTTCTTAAAACAGACGTTAAAAAGGTAGAAGACTTAACCAATAGAGTACTATCTTTAATAGGAGATTTAGAAAAAGAATATAAAGATGTTTTAATGCCTATCGCTAATGATGATGAAAAAACCACAAAGTAATTGGGTGAATCACCCTAAACACTATGGGGGTAAAGATAACCCTTATGAAGCCATTAAAGTAATTGAAGCGTGGAATTTAAATTTTAACCTGGGAAATGTAATTAAATATATTTCGAGGTCAGGAAAAAAAGATGAGGTTAAACAAGATTTAGAAAAAGCTCTTTGGTATCTGAAAAGAGAGATAGAAAAATAATCATTATAACATGTGAAAGTATTTATCGATATGAAATTAATTAATCAATTATCATATCTCCTCGAAGAAGAAGGCATAAACCAGACTCCAAATTCTTCATCGAAAAAACTTATTACTTTCTTAACAGACGATGAAGGGGTGGGTGGTGAACCTGTACTATACACCTATGATGACGGCTATTATAATGACCCACCTATAAAATATGAGAGTAGTAGGTATAAAAATGGTACACCTAAAGGTACATTAACCATAGGTTATGGTCACACTGGTAAACATGCTACCGAAGGGAAGGTTATAACTCAAGAAGAGGCCATACAGTATTTAAAAGAAGACTTACGTGGGTTTGAAGGTTGTATTAATAGAATAGTAAAGGTTTGGAGTGCAAATGATTTACCTGGTGCTAAATTAAACCAATGTCAGTACGATGCAATGGTTTCTTTAGCCTTTAATGCGGGTTGTGAAGGAAGTAGAAATAACCCTGGTATTAGATTAAGTGCATGGATTCAAGATGTCAAATATGGTAAATTTGATGAAGCAGCTAAAAAAATTAAATCTTGGAAACTTCCTTTGGGAGTAGGCAATAGAAGAATAAAAGAATCTCGTTTATTTTCCAATTGTGACTACTAATACTATTTATATTATATGAAAAGAATAATCAAAGAAAGTGGTATACAGGATATTAATAAAATAGCTAAAAGATATCCTAAAGCTGAGATTTATTTTCACCAAGATTTAGATGGTGTAGTATCTGCAATCGCTATGAAAGAATACTTAGAAAAGTATGGTATAAATGTGGTAGATACTCACGTTATCCAATATGGGGATAAAGAATTTTCTGTATCGAAACCAAAAGCTGAAGGAGATACCATGCAGGTATTGGTTGATTTTGCCCATGGTAAACCAATGTTTACTATCCATACTGACCATCATGATAGTCAATCAGGGGTTGAGGGGGATACTTCAACACAATTTAGAGGAGCCCGTTCTAATGTTGAGACTCTTTCTCAAGTCGTAAGTCCCCATGATATTTTCACTACTGATGATGTAATGAGAATATCCACTGTAGATAGTGCGGATTATGCGAAACATGGTCTCACACCAGATGATGTAATGAACTATATTAAAAAATTTGATGCAAACGGGACCGTTCCTAGTAATAAATGGATGTTAGCATTATTAACCAACAAACTCCTATTAGCTTATAAAAATAAACAAGGTTTTTTAGAGGAGTTGGTGAAGAATTCCTCACCTTCTTTAATGAATATTTTTCACAATATTAATAGAATAGCAGGTGATGAGAATTTTGCTAGTCCTGAAAGAATGGCTATAAATCAACAAAAATATATTAAATCACAAGAAGAAAGTAACAATCTAACTTTAGATGGTAATATTATTGTACAATATGGTGGGGGAAGCTTATTCAAACCAGGTTCTTATGACCGTTACACTCCATTTAAAATTCATCCCGATGCAGATTTTTTAGTAATTGCATGGCCCATGGGTTTGGTACAAGCGTCATGTAATCCATTTAAAGAAGATAGAGCTCTTAAAGGAATTAATTTAGGGGATATCGCACAAGAAGTATTATCTAAGATTGAACCTCAACTTAAACAACACCAAATACCTGTATCTGTCATCAAGAGAATAGGTGAAACTAAAGCAACTCAAGACAGTATTGGGTTTAAGACTTCAGATTTATTTGCTCTTTATAAAGATAAACTTAACCATATGCCTACCCCAGACTCTCCCTATTATAGTGAGGTAGTTAATATAATTGATAGCCCGTGGGGAGAGTTAAGTGAACAACAAAAACAAATTTTAGATACTATCACAGTCTCTGCTTGGGATGTAATCCAAGCTAATAGTGGAGGACATAAATGTATAACCAATATTAGTGGTCTTAATTTTTTTAGTCGAGCAACTAGAAATCCAGACGGGTCCTGGAAGAGAAAAACAGGTAGTAAACCTACAAGATATGTGGAATTTGTTAAGTGGGTACAAAAAGAAATGGTGAATACCCTAAAAGAAAAAATACAACAAAATAAAGTAAATGAAATCTATTCTACCTTAAAAACTAAATTAGTAGAAATAAGTATGATTGGGGACACTTTAGGTGACTTAACTGCTGCCGGCATCGGTGCTACAGGGGTGATAGGGATGCCCGTCATGTTAGGTATAATTGCAAAGAATGTATTTGAAATAAAAAGTGGGTCACGCTCTTTAGAAAAAGCAATGAATGACTTTAAAAGAAATCCTACGAGTGAATTAATTCGTGATATAGAAGATGAAATGTATGGTGTAAGTGAGGATTTAATAGATTTAAGTTCTCGTTTAGTTCAGTTAATCCCTGACCCTACCGCTCTAACGGATGTGGGTGCTTTCGCTGGAGAACAATTATTACAACAAGGAATGGCAGATGAATTACCTAAAATCTTAGATAATGTAGAAAATGTAATAAGTTTAATTCCTTTCGTCGGGAAAACTGAAGTGGTGAGTGCGATGAAAAGAGTGGGTGAAGCTCATGATTTAATATCTAACCTCAGTAAAGCTATGAAGAAAAGTACTTCAGACTTACCTAATATCTAATATGGTGGTTGGTTTTATCCCTAACTTATGTGCCATTCCCCCATTTAATTCTAATACTTTATTCCCAATACCCTTATAATGTTTACATTCTGGGGTAGTACATGGTAGGCAATTTTTATGTACCGTTGTAACCACATTATCACTTACCATAATAATGTCGAGAGGAATTTTACAATTTTTCATCCAAAAAGATAGTTCTTGGGTATTGGGGAATAAAAATAACATTCCCCCATCTAACTTTTCTCTCCACATCATCCCCCTCCTTCTTTTATTTGGGGTATCCATAACCTCTAGGGGTAAATTATATTTTCCAACCTTTAATTCCATACACATAAATAGTTTTAAGATTATATTTATTAATAAAAGTAATTAAATGAATATTAGTTTAATTGATAGCCTTCATCAAAAAGGTCTTATTTTAGAAAGAATAGAGAAAAATGACTCTCTGGTGAAGAAAACCTTAGTTGATTTAGGTGGGATAATAGACGGAACCTTCACGTTTGGTACAGGCATTACTGCACTGTTACCAGCAGTTAAGGAATTGGTGTCTGGTTCTATGCCTGAACTGGGGGAACAAGACATCATTCTTCTTTATATTACGGCAATATGGATTCTAACAAACAAACATAAGGAGAAAATTCAAAAACTTCTCACTATCATCCAGGAAAAGGGATTAAATAAAGGTTTATCGATGGTAGTAGATTTTCTTAAATCGGTAGAAAATATAGCCTTAAAAATAGGTGAGTCGATAGGGTATACAACTAATTCTTTAGTGGATATTGTATCTTTTACTTTCTTAGCATTCCCCATCCTAGATGGGTTATTATTTTTAATGGATAAAGGCCTCATAAATCCTGGTTCACCAACTGGATACCTTAAGAGTGTATTGTTTGGTGTGGGTTTAATAGGTTTTAAAAATATATTTAACCATATTATAAAAAAATTAGGAGGTAAATTAAAATCTCTAGACACTACTGACCAAAATTTAAATGAAGAAAGAAATTTCTATAAAGAAACTTTGATAATGGTAGATGATGTAATGAAACTTATCCATCAAACTGTAAATGACCCTAATGTAAACACTTATTATCTCCCCGAAGACTTACGTCCAGATGAAACTATATACCCCATAGATAATTTTATGTTTACAGTAGAATTGACTATCAGTAGAGATGAAGATATTAAAGATGAGTTTCATTTAGAAGCTTTTTATATTGAGGGTGAGGACACTATCGAGATTGGTTTAATTATTAATCCTTTAATGGAACCTGAAAGTTACGACCACATAGAAAACTATTTAACTGAATATATTAGGCATGAGATAAGACATGGGGAACAGGAGGTTATGGGGACTTCCCCCACAAATGTAAATAAAGATTTAGACGGTTTGCCCTACTACACCCAAGACCATGAAATTGACGCACAGACCTCTGGCCTTAATGCCAGACGAAGAAAACAAAATAGGTCCTTTGAAGAGGTAATTCGTAACTCTGTAGAAAATACTAAAAAGAGACAGGGGTTAACAGATGAAGAGGGTGAAGAATTATATACCATTCTTTTAAAAGATATTACTGAAAGATACGGTAGAGATTCATTACATGAAGCTAAAGGTCCAAAAAAAAATATTCCTCTAGATATAGGAGATGAGGTTTTACTCATTTCTATCGATAAAAACACATTTCCCGCTATACCCTGGCGTACAACACGACCTGAATCTACCCAATTATATCTACCTTATATTGTTACTGCTGTTATTCATCGGCAACCCCAAAATTGGGAGGGTCCTGATGATGATACTACAGTATATAAAGTAACCCAAAAAAATTTAGAGGACCGAGCGCTCTACTCAGACACTTTTATAGTATCTGGAAAAGATGATTGGATTATGAATCCTGGGTATAGAAGAGGTGGTTGGGAAGAAGAACAGGAATTAAGAAGGTTACAAGAACAAAAAGAACCTACAAAAGATATACCTAAGAAAGTGGTATTAGATAATGAAGACTATCGAGTATATGTTCCTCTTAAGTCTAGTGATATCTGTAATATACCCAATACGGAATATTGTCATAGCCACAATCACTGGCTCACAGAGAAGGTATATAGGGGTACTCCTTATATTGTTGAGTTTAAAAATAAAGTCCTTAAACCTTCTCACCATGCTTCACAATTTCTTATAATAGACGAAGGGAAAATACCTTTACTAATGGAACCTACTAGCAGGAGAATCGGCGTGAACACAAATGGGTCTGTGGAGGACCTTTATGAAATTTTAAGTGAAGAAATGGAACTACAAAAATTTTTTAAATTAAATTATTCTTTACCTCAACTCATCAAATTTAATATGGGTTTTACTGAAGACAGTAAGTTAGAGGGTAAAGAACATAGTAAATTAGGTGAACTTATATACAACATTAATATAAATAAAGCAGACCCTGAAGATTTAGAAGAGTATTATGGTGAATTCGATAGGTATGAAGACTCATATTATACTTCTGGAGGGGAAAACGAAATAGAACTCACTTCTGATGGGATTAATGTGTATCTATCCAAAGAAGACTGGTTAACTAATATTTTAGAAGTAGGAGATGGTGAATATTATTATGATTTGGCACATGACCTCTATTATGACGAACCCTATGATGAATTAGATGAGGATGAATTAAATTATATATCTTGTTGGTTTAATGATAAGCAAATGAAAAAACTTATACCCCTCATGAATACACTAAAGGGTACTAATATGCCTCTAACTAAAGAGTGTCACTCCTTTGAGGAGGGGGAAATAGCTGACTTCTTTGAGTTGTATTTTCCCAACGAATGGGACTATTATAACGGTGACCTATTATATGAGGTAGGTAAAGGTATCGCTAAGGAACGAGCTAACCAGATGACCGAATATTTTAAAAATGAAATTTTTCTGGATTACGACCATGTTGGTGGTGATGTACGAATACACATCGGGTGGGAACCTTTGTTATATTTGGTTAAAACTTATTTAAAGAAAGGTGAGACATTAGATAATTTATTCACTCAACCTATTAATTCTATACCCAATGAATTAAGTGATATTTTTTATGATTCATATGATTGGGCAGACGGCACAGAAGAAGAGGTGGAGTATGTGTTCGATAGGTTATTTGAAAAAATAGAGGATGTAGACTATGAAGGTAGAAAGGAGTTTATCGACAAAGTAAGATTATTTTTACACGATGAGAAATTTGAGGAACAGGGATGGGGTGTTCATTCATTTAAAAAAGAACAACTTCTAGATGATATAAATAAAAGAACTATTGGGGTACGTAAAATAGATGCTAAGGATGAGACAATAACATTTGATATTGAGTCATATAAAGACGGTGATAGTGTTAAATATGGTGGGGAAAGATTTACGGAACCGTTGGAAGGTTTTATAACGAAGGTTAAAAGTCCTACTTTGTTTGATGTTTATTAATCTTCATCTCCAAATTTCTGCTGGACATAAGCTGCTTTCTTGATTTCCTCTCTTCTAAGAATAGAAGGTTTTGTGAACTGTTTTCTTTTTCTACATTCTTTAAATAGTTGTGTTTGGACAACTTTTCTCCTCATCTGTTTGATGGCTTTTTCTATGTTATTTTTTTGTACTTTTACTATGAGCATATAATCTGATTAGTGGGTTAATATAAATATTATTACAATAATAAAAAAAATATTAAATATAACCAACTTATTTATAGATTATTTTTTCATCCACTCTTCTATTTCTTTATTGGTGGGGATAGTAAGAACTTTATCACAGGTTTTACATACCCATCTAGTTCTACCTACACTACTATTACCATCACTTACAAATTTAATGTGTTGGTCATCATGAGAACACTCTTTTTGGATTTCTTGAATCTCTTTGGCAATTTTATCTTTTTGTGAAACCAATTGCCTTAGTTTTTGTTTGTTTTCCATTTAAAATAACTTTGACGGTTTAAACGTCGAAACCATCTTTACGAGCATTTTTTTTCATTTCTTCACTACTTTCCAACCACAACTTATTTAACTCGTTTATGCTTTGTTGAATAGACTTTTCGTCTTTTTCAGCTTGTGATATTCTCAATTTGTCTATCACTTTTTCTATTTTTTTATTTAATAATTCTTGTGACATTATGTTAATATTGAAAATCCTGGATTATGTAAAACATTTTTGACCCCATTTTCAAGTGCCAGAACATTCGCAAGTGTAATACATTCATCTTTATTCTCTGCTATAAGGCTTTCCAGGGGATGGCCAGTCACGTCTACGAGATTAATGAGATATACGATATCGTTCTCTTTTCTTCTAAATTTGTGTGTGATTATTTTCATAAGGTATTTTTTATAAATTATACACAACTAAACCTTAAGCGTAAACCTTAAAGGTTTATAATTCACTTAACATTTCAATTAGTTTGGGTTGGGGTGATAAATCATATTTATCTTTCCTTACATTTGTATGGGTCCACACTCCTTCTGCTCCTATCAACGCTTGGTCATTCAATGCAAACGCATCTCCTTTCTTATCATGACTGTAAGATTTAATAGCGAATTGGGTATTTCTTCCATCTAGACCATCTTCTGCTAGTCTTTTTCCGTTAGCTCCCAAATAACCTTGTATATTTAACCATTTTTGTTTACCTAACAAATCCAAATCTTCGGGTATTTTTAAAGCTTTATTGATGATTCTTTTCATACCTTTCGCTACATTTATATCAAACTTCTCACTTAAGTAGTGAATTAATTGTCGAGTGGATTCTATTTGTGCATCCGTATATGCGTGGTAGTGTCTATAACCTTTAAAGACGAACCCTAAGTCAATTACGTCCTCTTTAGGTACCCTACTATTAACATAGTTAAAATATTCTCCATTCTTCACTTTAATAGGTCCGTAATTACATATTTCTATTCCAACACTTTCTTTATTTAATTTTCTATTATTTCTTGCTTTAATTCCTAAATGATGTGCCCATTTCTCTGGGGGATGACATTCTATGACTGTCCCATCCCATTTTGTATTTCCATCTCTGGTAGATTTACCTCCTATAACATAGGCAGTGGCAATATGTCTCACCCCCCCACTTTTAGTTTTATCTCTCTCCCAACTGGATACTGTCCAGTCAGGTCTATGACTACCCGCAGTATGGTGTAAGTAAATTGTTTTTTTAGGTACTATATCGTGATAGTATTCCTCACTCTCTAAATAAATCTTTTTGATATTCATCCTTTTTCTTTTAATTATAAATAGTCCATAACTATGTCATTATACATTTCCCATACTTCTTCTTCATCTTCTGGTTCCTCTTCATCAACATCGGGACATAAACCTCCGTTTGGAGCCCACTCTCTATAATTCTCTGCAAAATCAGAGTGTTGGAATTCTTCTCCATCCATAGACAATTCTATGAAAACTTTAGAGGCTAAATCTGTAACATCATAAATTTCTGCAGGTAATTCTATCTTTTTATCTCCTCTATATTCAAAAGTGGTAGTAGTACCAACAGGTTCACCTAGAAGTTCTTCTAAAGCTTCATGGTAACTTTTATACCAATTACTTAGAATTCCATCGTTAAAAGCTCTCGTATATGCGTTTTGTAAACCATATTTATAGTCACTTAGGTCAGGTGAACATTCTATTAATACACCCAACTCATATTTACTTTTCAAAAAAGAATTAAATCTACTAGGCAATACAAAGAATCCGTTTGTTATACCGTCTTCTTCCCTCCAAGTCTCGAACTCTTCTCTTTCACACTTTATATCCTCGTTTTGAAAATTAGTTATTATATGAGTGAGAAGTAATTCATAGTTCTTGGGGGTAAGATTCATTATTAATTCTTCGATATTGGGGGTCCATTCGTAATCCTCCCAGTATTCCCCTAAACTCTCGTTGAAAATTAGTCTAGCCATTTCCTCACAACTACTATGACGGTCATACCCTGTATTATTGATGTCAAAAAAATAAGGTTTCTCAATCCTATCTAAAGTAAGGTATATTTTTCCCTCTTTCATCTCAATATCACTATTTAATTCCTCCACCATATCCTTAATGATATAATGAGTTAATAAATCTGTATCTACCATACCTCTTTTTATTTTATCTCTTCCTCCTAACGCAAGCATAATATAGAATCTAGGGTCGTCGTCCCAGTTTTGTACTTGAGATAAAAATTGTTCTCCTACCCCTTTCTTCTCTAATGCTAAGTAATATTCGTGTAAATCCCCCCCAAAAAGTTTAACTGTGTCTTTTATATCGTCCCAGTCCCAACTGTTAAGTGCTTCTTTAACCCAAAATGGGTGAGTTTCTTGTTCTACAAGGGTGTGTATGGTATGAATTAACTTCATACTGATAAATAGTGTGAGGGGAAATAAAAGGGGTTTTATACCCCTTTATTTAAATTGGTGTTTTTGTTGATTTGTTCGGTAATTTTTTTTCTTATAAGAGCTTGCATTTCTTTTTTATCTAATTTACTATTAGATTTACTCGTCCCTTTCTTTTTTTTACAACCACAACCCATATTTATTTGATGAATTTGTCAAATCTACCATTTTTAACTTCGGTTACTAACAATTCAAATTGTTCTTTGGTGAATGTAGTAAATCCTTCTTCCTTCCCTCCAATTATAACCTCCTCACGGTCAGTATGAATATCAACCGCTGGACACTTACAACTTCCTTTCCCACATAATGTAATTTCTAAAGAGTTCTCTGTCTCTTTCATTGGTAATTCGTGCATGTTTTTTATTTTAAAATATGTTTATTATACCCATAAATATTACAAACTATCTATTTTAATGTAAATGAAATCTTCTGGATTAATTTTTTCCCCTTCTTTTATTATTTCATAATGTAAATGACACCCTGTACTATATCCCGTATTCCCCACTTTTCCTATAGGAGTACTGTCTGTAACATGTTGTCCTTTTTTAACTAATATTTGACTGAGATGTGCATATACTGTCTGATAACCGTTGTTATGATTTATGACCACACATTTACCATAACCACCTTTTCTCCTTGCGTCCATCACAATTCCTGCTGCAGTAGAAAAAACCGTATCTCTATAACATCCTTTTAAATCTAATCCTTCATGAAATTTTTTGTGTTTACTAATAGGATGAGTCCTAATACCAAAATCACTACTGATAGTAAGACTATCTAAAGGTGAACCAAAAGGAATATAAGTGTTGAAGTTATGAATAATGGAATCTTTGGCGGTTATTAATATATTCAAGGAATCTACATAGGTCTTATTAAAGAGGTGTTGGGTTTCTTTTTTATTTTTATAATTCATCATTATCACCACAAAAAACAAAGTGATGATAAATCCTATAATATATGTGGGGTTATTCTTCATACGATACTACTTTTATAAGTATTTATAAAAAAAAGAGAAAATATATTGTCCTTTTAAAAATACAAGTCCATAAACGAGAAATAAGATAGATATTTATAATTAAAAGTAAAGAATGATATTAATAGAGAGTAGAGTTTCTAAAGTAAAAGAAAAATATAATATACCTGTCGATATGTGGGCAAGGATGGTAAAAGGGAGTGAGTCCATATCTTCTAACCACAAATATTTAGAATGGATGGCAAAGGTATATCAAGACTCTGCTAGACAGAATGATATGACTGTAGATATGATTCTCGATGTTGTGGAAAGATTCGATAGAAAAAAAAACAAACTCCCTAGAAAAGATTTATATTCTTATAAATCTCTTACTGCGTTAAAACAAATTTTAGATAATTTAAAAGAAAGACAACGAATAATAGATACCCATGAACAATCTAAAGTAATATATGAAGATGACCGTTTTAAAGTAGTACTACCCGAATCCCATGACGCATCCTGTTATTATGGTGCAGGAACTAAATGGTGTACAGCATCCAAAGATAATGCTGGACATTTCACAAATTATAACCAAAGTGGAAAACTTTTTTACATTTTAGATAAAACATTACCCACTTCTAATCCTTTATATAAGATAGCTCTTAATAAAACTTATAAGGGTGCAACAGATTTTTATGACGCCCCTGACAGTCTAATCCATGATAGAAATAAAATCCAATATCTTTTTGACCATCCATTAATGGAAACTATAGAAAAGTATTTTGAATTCACCTATAAAGAAGATATTGCAAGGATTAGTGCGGAAGAAAAACAAAGAGAATTAGAAAGACAAGCACGAGACCAAGAATGGGCACAACAAAGAATAGAGAGAGAAATGAGGTTAAGTGCAGCAGCAGAAATAAGAAAAGAAAATGAGGAATGGAATCCAGAAAATGGTGACTATGTAGGTATACGTGCTAATGCATTAATGGAATATTTAATTGATGAAGGAGAGTGGGAAGATGGGGATGATGCGATAGAGACAGTAGAAAATGAAATACGGGACATGCAACAAGATATGGAAAATGACCCAGAAGTTATTGAGAATCCTGAAGGGGAAAGAGCCCAAGATTATGGTCAAGATTTAAATAATCTTGAAGAGGAATTAATCGAGGCAATGGCCAATAAACCCACCGTATATGATATTAAGTATGACGGTTCTACCCATTATGGGGAGATGCCTATATTTGAATATGATGGAAGGGAGTATGCAGTTGGGGATGATGATGAAGCAGATGAGGCTGCAGAAGAACAAGTAAGAAATTTGATTGATGATATAGGGTTGGAAGGTTTTAATGAAAGTTTTTACAGTAACCATATAGATGGGGAGCAGGTAGCGGAATACGTATCGGACTGGATTAGACAAGACATAGAGGAATCCCCAGAAAGTTATTTAGATGAAGAAGACGATAAAAATCTCACCAAAGAATGGGAAGACCAATTGGAAGCAATAGATGAAGAAATAGGAGATTTACATTATGAATTAGAAGACGCGGAAAATGAGGCAGAAGAAGAATATACTCAAGACCAAATAGAAGCGTTAGAAGAACAAAAACAGGACATTATCGATGATGAAGACAATTATGAATGGTCAGAAGAAGCAATAGATGACGCGCTGGAAACGAAACTAAAAGATATAGAATATGACCCACAGGAATATATTGAAATGTATGACTTAGATATCGAGAATTTTATAGATATAGATGACTTTGTGGAAGATGTTATAATGACAGATGGTAGAGGTAATGGACTCTCAGGTTATGATGGTGAAGAACGAGAGGTTAGTTATGATGGAGAGTGGTTTTACATATATAGAACAAATTAAAAGATGAATTATTATAGAAATATACTATTAGAAGGAAGAGTAGAAGACGCACAACGATACTTTGAAGATTATGTGGGGTCATGGCCCATAGCTGAATTTCAAAATGCTGCCGGTATATATGCGGGGACAAATTTAGATGGTGTATTAAAACATTTTATTAATGCGGACCCTTCAGGTAATAACAAATATCTTATGTGGATGGTTAAGATGTATCTTAATCCAGAAGAGAGAGGTACAGCTCCAAGTGACATATCATCCTTAGTGCAAAGATTCCATAAAAATGTAGACAGATTAACTCCAGAGTTTATGAAGGAGTGGGGTTACGGTGTTGGGAGTAAAATAACACAATCACCTAGAGATATAGAGTCTTATGAGGAGATATCAACCCTTGAACATGTAATGGATACCATAGACCATATATCCACAAAACAACAAGAACGAAAAAAGGCAAAATCGGAAATAGATAGAGTTTACGAAGACGATACCTGGTTAATTATTAGACCACAAAGTCATAGAGCTTCCTGTTATTATGGTAGAGGAACTAAATGGTGTACTACTACTAAGGATAGTGACACATACTTTGAAAAATATTCGGAGGAGGGTGTCTTATATTATATTATAAAAAAAGAGAAAACCTCACAAGGGAAAGACTTTAAAGTTGCCTTATTTAAAAAATTCCCTTCCAGGTCACACCGATTAGTACCTGATGATGAATGGTATGATGAGAAAGATGCTAAGTTAGGTGGACAAATTGTACATATGATAAAATCAATGTTACCGGCACAAACTATACAGGTAATAGACGACTTATATAGACAGGAATTAGTTCCCCATCAAGAATCTCTAGATTTTAACAGGTGGATGTCCCTAAATAGATTTACGGAAATGATATCGGAAAAACTAGAGGGGGAAAATATTCTATTTAATACGGAGAGTGGAACATGGAGTTTAGAGTTTGTAAATCGTAGTGAATGGTATGTAAATCATGTGGGCGAAACACCTATATCTTTCTCAATTGATACATTTGTCGATGGTGAATATGAAATTAATGTAAGTGATTATCAAAGAACTATCAAACCTACAGAAGAAAACGACTTGGATGAAGATGTGGGTTGGTATTTTAAAATTCTTCCTGAAAAAATTGTTGAAGCTTCACGTACTTTAGGTTATAATGAATTAATGAATGGGAAACTAGGTCTACCACCACGAGATATGTTTAAAGCTAACTTTCTAGACAATGAGAAGTATGAAGGGAATCAGTGGAGGGGTTGGCCAGAAAAAACTTTTTTAAATAATATTTTAATACCAAATTTAAGATATCTTTTATCGAGACCTGAAGTTAAAGAATTAACTCAAGAAGATAAAGTGTTGTGGGGACCTCAAAGATGGAGAACACCACTCGTATTTAGATACCCACCTAAAGAAGGTTCGTTAACTCAATTATTCGTAGACTTTGTTAAAAATAATCCAGGTAAGACTAGAAAAGAATTTTATGACCACATCGGGAGAACTTATACTCCTGGGCATAATTCCGAATTTTTTGCGGTCATAAATAATTCAGGTATCGTTGAAATGAAAAGGAATGGAAGACAATTTGTATATGTCTTAGGTCCTAATTATGAAACTTGGAAAGAGGGAAACTTAAGTAGAAAATAATTATGTCATTAACTAACCCATTTGGTTGTGGTCCTGGAAGTCCTTGTAGAGAACTACTTAATCAACTAAAAAAGTATAATATACCTGAATATTACCCGACAGCCGACAGTTATCTTTCTTGCTTTACTGAGGACCTAATCCCGTGTAGTGCTATAACTCACTGTATTAGTGGAACAAGTACACCCATATTAATAGTTTCTAACTCTGCCTATATTACAGTTTTAGACACTAAGGAATATATAGGTGGGGAGAATGGAGGTTTTAATAGTGATGTATGGAATTTAACGCTGCCGAGTTTGGATGTGAAATACCACAATTGTGGAGTACCTTTTCCACATTCTATTCATGGAGGAGTTTCAAACGCTATTAATGTATGTGGAAACCTATATATAAACGGAAATCCAGCTACTGTAGATGTAGAAATTAAAGTTTATACATTTGAATGTTTTACCGCGGGAACGGGAACTTTACAATTGTTAGACACTACCACTCTCACTTTTCCTTCAGTTGAAGATGGGAATAGTCAATGTTGGCAGACAGATATCGATTGTGAGGACCCTATCAGTAAATGTACTACTAATTTATTAATTTCTTTTTCGGTTCCCGCTGAAGAATCGGGAGTGGAGGTTATGAAAACAAGTTATAAAGTTACTATAGAAAACACCATCTAATTTAAACCTATCAAAAACCCTTTAAGTTGTTGAAAGACTTTCGAATCGGGGATAGTATTATTAAAGATACCTACTTCTTTACCTAATTCTTTATGGTTCTGCTCCATATATTTAATATATAAGTCATTCAGTGTGTCCAATATCTGTTTCCTGCTTATAGAGGGGTCCCCTAACTTTTCAAAATTAGATTGGGTTATTTCCCCTACTTTTTCCATAAAATCCTCAAATGTAACTCCTGGAACAGTAGCTAATAGTTCTTTTTTACTCTTGGGATTATTAATAAAAAAATTTTTAAAATTTTTACAATATATTTCTACGTCAACATTCATCATTTATAAATATAATATTTTTTTAAGGAAACATCAATAAAAACTATCAAGTGGTCAATAAATGATGTACTTTCTGTTAAACTAATTGTAAAATTATAATATGAAAAAAGCATTAGTAACAGGAGGAGCTGGTTTTATCGGTTCTAATTTAGTGGATACCCTAATCAGGAAGGGTATTGAGGTATGGGTACTAGATGATTTATCTACGGGAAATATTAAAAATATTAATTCTAAGTGTAAATTCATCCAGGTTGATTTATCGTGTTTAGAGAATCTTCTTTCTATCCAATCTCAAATTCCAGTAGTCGATGTGGTATTTCATCTTGCTGCCTATCCTGAAGTACAACACTCCCTGGATAATCCAACAGAAACTAATAATATTACCACTACATTAAATATTTTAGAATTGTGTAGATTAAAAAAAATCAATCGTCTAGTTTTTAGTAGTAGTTCCGCCGTATATGGTAATCCCAGATATACTCCCATTGATGAGTCTCACCCCATACAACCCATGAGTCCTTATGCGTTAGATAAAAAGATAGGGGAAGATTACTGTCACTTATATTCTAAAATATATGGGGTAGAAACAGTATGTTTACGTTATTTCAATGTATATGGTAAGAGGATGAAAAATGAAGGGGCATATAAAAGTGTAATTTCTGTATTTAAAGAAGCTCATTTTAAAGGAGACCTCCTTAATATAGTAAATGACGGAGAACAAAAAAGAGATTATATAAATGTAAAAGACATTGTAAATGCCAATATTAGAGTAGGAAATTCTACTACTCCGATGAAAGGGGAAATATACAATGTAGGTACAGGAATAATTTATTCGGTAAATGAAGTAGCTGATATGTTTGGGGATGAAAAGAAATATGGTGAGAAAAGGTTAGAACCTAACCTATCTCTCGCCGACAACCGTAAAATAAAGAAATTAATGGGTTGGGAACCTACCTATGATTTAAAAAAATGGATAGCCAAGTTAAAAACCCAAAGTAAAATTTTAATTTAACAACCCAATACCATTCATTGGGTTTCCCTTGCATATTAACCTAACACCATATGGTACATAAGCACGTATAACAATAAACTCATTAAGTTCCTTACCCTTAATTAGGATTTTATGTTTAATTTTATCGAACGATATTTCACCATCTTTAATTATTATATTATATCTACCCATTTTTAATAATTGACTCAGTATGTGTTTCCCAGAATTAGAATATACACTTACAGAAAACTGTAAGAATTCAATATCGGAATGTATTACCTCGACTGGATAAGCAGTGGATGGGATGGTATACTCGGTATCGGTAATGGGGAATCCCTTAACGAAATGAAGTACATGTTGGGCTTGAGTTGTAAATGAAAAAACACATAATAATAGTAAAACGAATAACCTTTTCATGATATTAACTTGTTTAATTTGTTATAAAATTTAATGTTGATTTATAAATATACAAAATTATATTTATTATTCAATATCTATACGAGGTAATTCAAAATATTATTTGTTGGGGAGCGGAAATAGAGAGTACCGTAAATGGCAAAAAGATGTAAAATTATCTAACTACAGTAATGTCTCCATTATCTATAACTTCTTGGAGTCTGGGACCTATCTCTAATTTAGGGTTATTTCTAATATTTAATACTTGTAAATTAGGTAAATCCACTAAAGATTCAGGAAGAGAAGTTAGTTCAGGGTTATTAGGAATTGAAATGAAACTTAAATTTTTCAATCTTCCTATCTCTTCTGGAAGTTCACTTAAGAGACCTTCAATATGTAATACATTAAGGTCAGGAAAATTTAATATTTTAGGATGGAGAGGACTTGGGGGTATCACGTCATCTTGTCCACCATAATTTCTTTGTCCTTTTTCAAAGTCAAACCTTTTTAAGCTTTTGGGTAATTTGTCAAAGAATTCATCAAATCCATATAAACCTATGAATCGAGAAACTGCGTCGTTGGGGTAATTTATCTGTACTTGGTCACCAAAATCTTTGTTAAGGGATTTTGCAAATTCATGTTTAAAGAATTCTTTTAATTCATTTAATTCTCCTCCATCCGCTAAGAGTTGTTCTAGATTAACACTTCTATCATCTTCATCCATAAATTGACTGGAAGGGAAATGGAATTGGTACTTAGGCTTCGGTTCACCTTCTCCTTTACCACCCCCACTTACTATATTACTCTTATCTCTTATTATATATAAAGGGCCTTGTCCCGAATATCTCTCATAATAATTATAATTATTTGAAGCAGTACACCATCTCGTTAAAGGAGGACCTGCCATATCACAACTTACCTCTTTTGTTTGAGGCACTACTACTTCCCATCTATTACCATCATATATGTAAGCTACATCATCTCGTTTTCTTTTTTCTTTTTGTTCAGCTTTAGTACTGGTTGCTTTTTCTAATGAGAAATCTTTGGTTAACTCATATAATTCATCTATTGAGGAAATTTTATTAATATCTCTTTTAGACGCATCTATTTGTGATTTAAATCTATCAAACTTAATTAAATCCTCCGTNGTTTTATATAAATCTTCTAAAAATAAGTTTTGTAATAGAGAAAGTTTTTGTTGGAATGGNGAATTTTCCTTGGGNCTGTANTCGTGTTCCAATTGTGTAACTTGTTGGAGCCCTAACCACTGCTTAATTATCCATTGAACATATTTCCCTACTTTTTGGATTTTTATCTCATCTAGAGTATCAGGGTGAACATCTTCGGTATCACCCTCATGTCTACTAGTGGGGTCCCCAATAATTAATTTTATTAGTATATCTTCGGGTATTTTTGCGGGAATTACTTTCCCATTCTTCTTCTTCTTAGGTTTTGCATATCTATCCATCATCACCTCAAACCGAGACAACTCTTCTTCCAATATTTCCTTCACCTCATTTAGTAAACTTGTAAAACTCATTTTTTAATTTATTGTTTAATTATAAATATTCCTTTCCCTTAATAAATACCCCAGATTAGATTTAAAAAAAAAGGAGAGTAAAGTTTCCCTTCTCCCCTTTTTATTATCCTGTAATCAGATTAGGTACAAACTAGATTATGTTTTTTGAGTAACTTTTTAGAAACGTATTGTTGTGTTCCTTGTTTACAAGTAAGTTCAAAGGCTTTCTCAATCGCTTCTTTAGCGTCTCGGAGATTACCTTTTATCAATTTTTTACCCAGATAGACTCTACCTTCACAAGAACCTTGGTGTGTAAGGGTTTTGCCCATACTTTTCTTAATGCCTCCAAGTTTCATAATTTGTCTAATATCATATTTGCCTATCTTACAAATATAATTTCCCATTTTTTCTTTTTTCGTTGCTCTCATTGGGTTTTTATTTTAAATAATAATTGATTTCTTTTAACAAAAATAGGTATATTAATTTAATAAACCAAATTATTTAATGTGTTTTTCTATCCATTGGATATCAATCTCCCGTATCCTATTCTCATTCTCTTTAATATATGCATATATTAAATCGGTTACTTGTTCCCGAGTATACATTCTTTTTTTATCCAATTCACATTGACTCAATTGTTCCTCCTGTGAATAAGGATGTTTATATACTGTATCTTTTACTTGTCTTAATTCATTTAGTGTTCTTTCTTTTGCCATTTTTTTTGTTTTTTAACGTCCAACTTCTTTTAAATATTTTTCTTTCATCTTTTCCCAAGATATATCTATCGCGTCCCAATAGAATAATGTCTCTGGTTTTATCTTATTCTTTTCAGATAAAGTACGGTACCTTTTAACCGCTTTTTTCTTCCACCACTTATCAGTATAGGGGATATCTTCTTCAAACTTTAATTTTAATTTAAGTTTATCTTCCTCTATCTCTCCCCGTAAAAATTCACACCCGTTCTCATACATCATTGCAAGATATACACCCCTTTTAAATCCATGGTCATAAGTGGAGGGTTTAATACTACAATGTTTAAATATTTTATTAATGATATTCTGTTTGGGTCCTGTAGCACTAATAGCTTTTTTATGTTCTTCGGGATGAGTTTCTTTTAACCATTTATTCCATGGTAAGTAGACACTATCATCTGGTTTAAGTCTTACTTTACCCGTAGTCTCCCCCATAGTTTTAAAATGTGGTATACCATTATACATCGAATGTATACCATATAAGGAAGTCGTACCTATAGCTATTAACTTATTACTATATTTAGTTTCCCAAGCATCCCTAATGGTCTTACAAGTAGTCAAAGAAGCTACTAACTTACCCATTAACATATTAAAACCTCCTGGTTGGGTGCTACAAATAGTGGTAGCGATTGCAGTACAATTTAGTTTACCTTGTTCAAATTTATTAATCTTATCCCACCCTATATACGCATCTCTAACTTTTATACTAGTGACATCTGAACCTAAACATATTTGTCCCAGTACTTTATCTGTTTTCTTATCTTTAACCCAAAATTTCATATTTCGACCTGGATTTGCAACCCATTCCATAGTATGTATAAGTTTTCGATAATTAACCCATTCAGTAACCCCTTTTCCACTTTCTGCCATAACCACATAAGGGTCAATATTTAATATTTCCTGTATGGTTAACTCAACATTATTAATATCCGTAGGAGACCATAAATTACTCTTGTAACCTAACAATTTATTTTTTATTTTAGACATTTTCCCTCCCTTATTCATCTCTTGCCATTTTTTATATAAGGTTTGTTCTTGGACTGTCATTTCTTTTAACAACTCAAGATTATCTATTAAGTTTTGTTTCATCAACTCAAAATCAAAACCTTCTTCAATAGGAGAAAATAAATTTAATTGTTCTTTCATTTTATAATAATTTAGTAATAAGATTAGTGATATCTCTAATTAATGTCACTAAACCATAACCTGCTAATAAAGTATATATAATTAAAAGGAAAGAAACAAGCACATTACTTTTTTCTTTAATTTCTACATTATTTAATTCCTCTATATTTTTCTTTTTACAAGATTTACATTTTTTTTTCATTATAAAAAATTAGGTTCTTTTTTTAATTTATTTAATAAATCTTTTTCCCCATTTGTTAATTCTCCAGGTAAGGTGGGGATTAAATAAACATATAAATCCCCCTTAAATCCTTTTTCGTCTAAAAATCCTTTTTCCTTTAATTTTAAAGGTTTTTTAAAATCAGTGAGGGTAGGTACTTGAACTTTTAAAGGGCCATCAAAATGAGGTATTATAATTTCATGTCCTAATATTAAATCTATTATTCCTGTAGACACCTGATATAATAAAGTGGGTCCACGTCTTTCAAAATTAGGGTCGGGTATAATTTTTAAATTAATAACTAAATCTCCGTCAATTCCACCCCACACACCATTACCTTTCCCTCTCATTTTCATTTGTTGACCATCATCAATACCTTTAGGTATTTCAAATTTGATTTGTTCATTCTTAAATTTTCCCCCATTTAAGAATCCATTACCTCTACATGCATTACAATGGGTATTAACTACCTGATTAAACATACCATTAGATGCCATTCGTTGAATTACTCCCATCCCCTTACATTGGGGACATTGCTGGTTATCGGTCACATTTCTATTAAATGTTACTTCTTTACTGGTCCCCAAATAACATTCCTTTAGAGTTACAGTTAAAGTAATTCTCACATCAGTCCCTCTTCTTTGTCGGGTTTGTCTTCGTTGACCAAATAAATCCCCAAACATATCCCAAGGGTTGGCACCACTATTATTAAACATTTCTTCAAAAGAAGAAAAGCCACTTCCATGGTTATCATAACTTCTCCTTTTTTCCTCGTCCCCCAAAATAGTGTACGCTTCGGTAATCTCTTTAAATTTATTTTCCCCATTAGGGTTTTTATCTGGGTGATATTGTAATGAAAGTTTACGATAAGTTTTTTTTATTTCTTCCGCGGTTGCGTCTTTACTTATCCCCAATATTTCATAATAATTTTTCATATGTTAGATACTAAATATCAAATTGTTTTATTTAATAACCAGTCCAAAAAAAGGATAATGGCTACTTCACGTATATATAATAACATTAATAAAAAATATAAAGAAATACATAAAAAATCAAATGTTATCTTCCCTATTAAATTTAATAAAAAAAAAGAATGTAAATTTGAATTAGCTTTACTCTGTATTGGGAAGTGTAAAAAAACTTCACTACATAGACGAGATAAGTTAGGAAGATTAACAGAGGTTAAGATAAAAACCGACAAATACCAAATTTTGAAGATTAAGGATTTTAAAATAGAAGAGAAGATTTATGACCATCAATTAAAAAAGAGATTAACTTTTCTTGAGGTGTTCGATAAATATTTAAATACTAAAAGTATTATTCAACTCTATACTTTAAACAATAAATTTATTATTCAAAATTATGAAAATTTTAATTTATTCAGTCTAAAGACTGTGTCTGAGTCTTCGAGATTTTTAAATTGTGTAAAAGAATATTTTAATAAAATTAGAAAATATAATTGTTTAATTAGTCGAGACTTATCTACCATCCAAAGAAAAGAATTGTATAATATATTAGAAAAACAAGGTTTTGAGAGGTCTTTACTCTATAAACACTATACCTATTAATCTTCAATTTCCTGTATAAAGGTAAAAGATATTTCCCCTACCTCCACATCAAAAGATGGTTCAATTTCTAAAAGTTCTGGTTCAATTTCACCCCCCAATTTAATTCTTTCAACTTCTTTTAATATTTTAACGTAAGTATTTTTATCTACCGTGAAAACCATATCCGCTTTGAGAGTGTCAAATGGAAGGTTATCGGAGAGATTAAGAAGAGATGTAAGGTATCCTTCCATCATTTTAGGTTTCTGGTGGGTCCCCCGAGTCTCATTGATATAACTTTCACTGAATTGAGGCATAATCTTATTAGTATTTTTTATCTCTTCTTTAGTATTTTTTTTTATGTCCCCTAAAACAAGAGTTTTATATTTATTTATCTCCTTCTCGTCCTTTTTCAGTTGTCGATTCAGTAACTGGAATTCCTTGCTTAGTTTTGCCATTCTCTATAATTTTGTCAAATTTTGGTTTAAATGGTTCAGTAGTAGGTATGTTAAAGTTCATCGATTTAAGTTCATCTAATTTTTTAGACTGAAAAAGCATTTCTAATTCTTTTTGTTTTTCCTGAAGTAGTCGATTTTTTTCTTCTTCATCTTTATTAATCTTTAAGACTCTAACCACTTCATCCTCTAAGTATTTTACCCCATCCCGAGTATCTAAACAGTAAAAGGACACTAACATATGTCCTGAAGTTGTTTTATTAACTTTAGTCGCAACTTTTTCTTTATCCACTAATCCTTCATAAGTCCAATGGTTGGGTATGGTTAAATCTAAAATAAAATAGTCCTCGTGTTTCCTTATTCCAAAAAAACATCCTTCAAATTTCTTTATATTGTCGTATAGTGTCATTTAAAATAAAATGTATGTAAAAAAGTAACAAATGGAAAGTGTTAATAAAATTTCATCTATCCTTACACTTTTCCATTGTTTCATTTCCATTCGTTTAGGTGGGTTACTTAGTAAACTAATAAGGAAGATAGTTAAATATTTTCCCATTAATAATATAGATAATATGAATAAAAAGTCTACTAACACATCCACAGATTTAAGCTTTGTTAGCTTCTAAAATTTCTTTTCTTAAATCCTGACATAAATTCTTCACTTGTTGTGCACTTTTTCTTGCTCTAATTCCAGCACTTTTATTTCCATTGTCGAAAAATTTAGTAGTGTCTACGGATAAATTTTCTACCAGTTCTTTAATTGTATTTAATGTTTCCATTTTAATTGTTAATTAATTTAATTTATTTATAGCATAGATTATCTAGCTTACCTCAAAAAAGTAAGTCTAAGATGATGAGAAGTCAACTTTATCCAATAAGATTATTATCTAAAGTTTTATATAAATCGGTATAAATGTCCAATTCGGACTTAGTTTTACGGTCTGTTATTCTAAAGAGGGTAGAAAAAAACTTGTCTACTTTATTAATTACAAGTTCGAATTTATCACCGTAGAAAGATTCAAGAAAGAAATTCCAAAAATAGTCATAATGAGGGCCTTCTCTATAAAAAAATATCCCCTCCTTTTCGAGGTTATTAATCGTTTTTTCCCAACACCATTTAAAATGATTAATAATATCATCATCTTTAATTACATCCGCCCCCAAATAAGTTTTATTAACTAGGAGATATAAGGATTTAATGAAGTAAAAGAAAAGTTCAGACTTTTCTGGTACAATGTTATTAGCTTTTAACCACAAATCCAAATCCTTTTTAGGGATTGGTTCTGTAACATATTTGTAAAATTCTATAGGTGAAAATCTTTTATGTCCTTCCATAATAATAAATATATGAAAGACCTGGGGTTAATAAAGATTATTGGGAAAGATTAAATGCTGTAATATTCCCCACTACGCAAAGGTATACTTCCAAGGCTTGTAACGCCCTCTTTCACAACATTGTTTACATTTGTCCATCTGTCTAAATGGTGCATACCCACCCGTTGTTGGTACACATTTACCTGTTGTTGCTTGGTAATAAGCTCCCATTACTGCAGTTACGTATTGACCGTCGGTTTTAGGGGGAACAATACCACA